TTACCGCCCGTTACCGCTCCCGTTACCGCTCTGTTCGCGGCCTTTGATTCTGGCCGCTGCGAAGCGGTTCGTCGCCTCGATCACGGCACGGTCATAGATATCGGTCGTGCGGGTGCTGGAATGTCCCGCGACCTTTGCGGCATCGTCCGTCGAGACATCGGCGGCGCGGCCTTCGGAGATACCAGACGCGCGCAAATCACGCGCCCACACAGTCGAAGGAATGCCGGCCGCCTTGCGGTCCTTACGCCAGCACGTCTGGAAGGGCAGTTCCCTGTAGGGCAGACCCGTCTTTTCTGAGACGATGATCGGGCCGTTGCGCTTTTCCTCCGGCCAGTGGGCCAACTCCTCAAGCACCATGGGGGCCTGCGTGAGCGGATAGGAAATCGTCGCTCCGGTTCGCGTGGCTGTCTTCGACGGCGTGTAGGTCACGCGCATGCTCTGGTCGATGTCCTCCCAGCGTACGCCTACCCATTTCTCCTTGCGGTCGGCATGGATGACGTCGGACACGTCACGCCAGTCGATTGGGTACCATTGGCCGATGACATCCCAGAGCCGGAGCGTCGTCTCGAAGGCGAGCGCGTAGGCAAGGGCGCAGCTCGGCCGACCGTCGGCATGGGCGGCCTTTCGCGCTGCAATGACCTGCTCGGCCGTGAGCACCGCCTTTCGCGGGCGAGGCCCCGGCAGCTTGCGGCGCGTCTCGCGGAAGATCAAAGCCAGCTCGGCGCATCCTTCTTTCCGGAGCATGATGCCGAAGCTTATGGCAGCCTCAAGAACGGCGCGCGCCATTGCTGCGGCGGCGAGGTGCTTACCCTCTTCCGACCAGACTTCGTGCCAGTTGAGCACGTCGACACCCGTGATGTCGTTGACGTAGCGCGTACCGATATGGCCGCGAATCCGACGCAGATAGTGATTGTACGGGCGACGTGAGCCGGGCTTGAGCGCGCGGTAGGGGCTGCGTTCATGCGTCTCGTAAATGTCGAGCAGCGATCGGATCGTGCCGTCGAATTTCAGGAGGTCGCGACGGTATCCCGTGCGCCACAAAGCGAGATCGGCCTGCAAGGCGTTGCACTTGGCGACAAGCATCTGCGGATCTCCGGCAAGATGCTTGAGGTTCATCGTTTTCGGCAGATAGCCTGCTGCGACAGCGGCCTCGTCGGCGACCCATACCGGTGACAGGCCGCCCGCGAGTTTGCGCCATTTCAGGCCCGGCGCTTTGACGGTTTCCATGCGCTGGCATCCTCTATTCCGCGCGCCGGAGCGGGCGATGTTCTCGCGGTTCCAAGATAGTCGTCATAGAACCGCGCGACGAGCTTCACCGGCCTGCCGCCGTGGAATTCGTCAATCTTGGGGAAACCGGGCTTTCCCGCAAGTGTCGGCAGCCGTTCTCGCATCCATTTTTCGGCGGCGTCCTTGCCGACGATGGCTTCGGCGATCTGCCGATCCGTCGCAAACATCGGCAGTTCATCAAGTGTCGGGGCGAGATTGTCACGTTTTGGCCGTGTGCTCATTCTGCCACCCCGAGCGATTTGAGCAGATTATGGCTGTCAGCCCAGCCGGCGTGTCCCGTCCAGGCCGAGAGGAAGTGTGCCAGCCGGTCGTCGTCGCCAGCCGCGCGCATGGATGCGATCCTGCGGCGGGCGCGCTTGACGGAATCGCGGCGAAGCAGCTTGTGCGTCGCCCAGATGCGATAGCCGAGAAAGTTGACGCCGCGCGAGGCGGGCTGGATCGACCATTTGGAGAAGCGCAGGCCGAGGCTTTTACGCGACAGACCCTCGATCGAGTCCTTCACCCGGCGCAGATGGTGGGGGCAGTCGCCGAGCACGACGAGATCGTCCATGTATCGGTACCAGAAGCGCTCCCCGAGATCCTGCTGAAGGTGACGGTCGACGATGCCGCCATAGACGTTGGCGAAGATCTGCGACACGAGACTGCCGATCGGCAGGCCGATGCCGGATCGCGGGATCATCACCTCGATCAGCCGAAGCGTGGCGCGGCAGCTGATCTTGGCCTCGATCATGCGCCAGAGCACGGCCCGGTCGATCGATGCGAAGTAGCGCGAGAAGTCCGTCTTGAGCACATAGGTCGACAGGCCGGCGCGCCGCCGCCGGCGCAGCTCCGACTGGACCGCTTTCACGCCGGCATGCGTTCCCTTGCCGGCGCGACAGGCGAAGGTGTTGGGCAGCAGCGTCGCGTCGAAGATCGGGCCGATGACGGCGTAGAGCGCGTGCTGCGCGATGCGATCACGGAAGGGGAGCGCTGCGATCTCGCGGCGCTTGGGGTCCCAGATCAGGAACCGCGTCGGCTCGCCCTCGCTATAGCTGCCGTCGCGCATCGCGGCCGCGAGGCGATGCAGGTTGAGGACGGCGTATTCCTTGAACTCCAGCCCGGAGGCGGAAAGGCGGCGGCCGCGCCGGGTGAGGCGCCACGCCTCCATCATGTTGGCGTCGGCGGTGATCCTGTCGATGAGATTGCGATGTTTCTTGCCCATGGCGGCCTCGCGTGCCGGCCACGGGTTTCGACGCCGAACGGCGCTACTCCCCGCTCTGCCGGACCCAGAAGTGTGTTCGCCGAAGCGGGATGAACGGGCCGACCACCCCTGCGGGACTTCCCGCATGGTGAAGGGCCGGCCGGGCCGTGACCTCGGCCGCGCCGGAAAAGGATCGTCGCAGCGGCCGCGCGCGGAAATGTTCCTGTCCGAGTTGTCCGGCCAGTTGTCGAGGTTCGCGTAGCGGGAGCCGGCGTTGTCGCCGTTCCACCAGTTGCCGCCGAAGATCGACGCGCGTGGCATCTCTACCCCGTTCATCCCTTGCCCTTCGCGGTCTTGATCCACTGGCCGAGCATGGCGCCGGTTTCGGCCACAAGGGCCTGCGCGGCCCTGTGCTGGCGCGGCGTGATGGCCCGGACGGCTGGACCCGCCGTGAAGCGCAACCAGAAGCGCAGCGTCGCGAGGTTCGCGTCCGCCGCATAGAGTTTCGAGGGCTGGCCCGACTTGGCCGCCTGATAGAGCAGGGTCACCTGATCGAACAGGACATTCAGGAACGCGTCGCGCGCCACGCCGTGCCGGCGCGGAAAGCGCTGGATGACCGGATAGAGATAGGCGATCGTCTGCTCGTGCTTCTCGACGATCGCCAGCCCCGGCGCGTGCATGTGAGCGTCCCTGATCATGTCGGGTCAGCCCGCGCTTTCGCGCGGCCTATGCAGGCGTCACGTGGCCGCAGCGGCCGCGCGCGGAAATGTGCCCGCCCGAGTTGCCCGGCCAGCAGTCGAGGCTCGCGCAGCGGGAGCCGGCGTTGTCGCCGCTCCACCAGTGGCCGCCGAAGATCGACGCGCGTGGATTGTCCGGATCGCCGTCCGTTCCCCACTGCCACATCGATCCGGTGGCGTCGGTCAGGCCCCATTTGCTGAAGAAACGCGCACCGGCCGCCTCGCCGGTGACGTCCGGCTCCTCGTCCCGCGAACAGCGCTCCTCGACGCCATATGCGGCGGCAAAGAACTCTTCCGCGCCGAGCAGATGCTTGCCGTGATGGGCGTAGATCGCCTGCGCGGTGGTATAGTCGAGCTTTTTCGCCTTTTTGCCGTTCGGCATGGCGGGCAGCGTCACGCCGTCCGCGATCCTCGCACCAAAGGTGCTGGTGCCGGTCTTCAGGTGATCCGTGCCGAGCAGATAGATGTCCGCCCAGAAGCGCCCGTCGACAAGCGTCATGCCGCGCGGATCGGGGCAGGCGGGACGGAAGCCGGCGTCCCAGCAGGAATACGGATTGATTGCCGGACCGGGCGTTCCGCCGCCACGCGCCGTGGCGTTGGCGAAGGGCGCAACATGGAAGCCGGCGAAGATCTGGTCGCGGTCGAAACCGGCGCTGATCGGCACGGCCTCGGCGCTGCCGTTGTCGGCGAGACGAATCCCGTAGTCCTGGCCGATGTCCGGATTGTCGATGGCGATCGGCGTATCCGTCTCGAAGACGGCGCGGCGATCGGCAGCGGTGACGATGGTGCCGGCCCGGATCGCGATCGTAAGCGGCCCCGTGCAGAAGAGGATCGGAAGCGCGGTGTCGGCGCGGTCGATGCCGGCCGGTGAATTGACTGCGATGTTCATGGGAGTGTGCTCCGGTTGATTTGAGGGGAGGCGCACCCGCGCTTTCGCGCGGGGTCAGGCAGGCGGCAGGTGATCGCAGCGGCCGCGCGCGGAAATGTACCTGCCCGAGCGGCCCGGCCAGCGGCCGAGGCTCGCGTAGCGGGAGCCGGCGTCGACGCCGCTCCACCAGTCGCCGCCGAAGAGCGACGCGCGCGGGCTGTCCGGATCGCCGTCCGTTCCCCAGTCCCAGAGATTGCCCGTCGCCTGCATCATGCCGAAACGGCTGGTGCGCGGCGCGTCGAGGCCCGTGACCTTCGGGTCTTTCCCGGCCGCGGTCTTTTCCGTCACGCCGAAGGCCGCGACGCGGAACTCGTCATAAGTGAGCAGTTGCTTGCCGTGATGGCCAAGGATCTCCTGCGCGGTCGCGAAATCCAGACGCGCGACCTTGCCGTTGCCGCCGATGCGGACGGGCAGGCTCTCGCCGTCGGCGATGGTGACGCTGCAGCGGCTGGTGCCGTCCTTCAGATGGTCGACGCCGAGCTTGTAGATGTCGATCCACGAGCGGCTGCCGTCCGGCAGGACGATCGTGAACATGCCGCGCGGGTCCGGACAGGCTGGACGGAACGACAGGTCCCAGATGGAGAACGGGTTGATGGCCGGGACATCGTCTCCGCCGGCCCGCGCCGCTGCATTTCCGCCCGGCGCGAAGTGGAAGCCGCCGATCTGGACGAGGCCGCTTTCCAGCGGGCCGGGAACAACTGCGTTCGTATCGCGCGTGTCGGGCATGGCGATCAAAGCATTGCCGTCGACGAAGATACCGAAGTCGGAGCCGGGCTTGTGCTCTGCGGCGGGCATGGTGACGACGGTGCCGCCCGCGAAGAGCGTGCCGGCAATGGTGATATCGTCCTGCAAGGCGAGCGACGATCGACCGGTGACGGTGAAGGCGGCCGCATCGAGGCTCGTTTTTGTGAGAACGGGAGCGGAATCGGGTCTGGCTGCTGCGGTGAGCATGGGAGTCTCCGTGGGGTGAGGGGTCAGGATGGTTGGGTGTCCGCCTTCGTCTTGCGAATGGCGTTGCCGCTGGTGATCATGCGATATCCGTCGATGAACTCGACGCAGATCGAGTTCATCGAGCCGCGCGCCGTGACGCGGCAGAGCTGGCCTTTACGGCCCTGCCGGTCCCATCGGTAGACGTAGGGGTAGGGAAGCATCAGGCGCTCCCTGTCGTTTCGGCGTCGTAGGTTTCGAACCAGGCCGGCATGGGCTCCGGCTCGCCGGGTGTCATCTGCATGAGCATGCCGACGAAATCTGGCTGGCGCTCGAATGTGACGACCATCTGCCCTCCGGCAGCGAACCTCATCCAGACGCGGGGATTGTCTTCAAGGCGGCGTCGAAAGAGTTCATGGAAGCGCGCGAACAGGCCGATGAGTTCGGGCGCCGCAGTGGCGAAGGCCGCTTCCTGTGCCTCGCTACCGCGCGCTATCGCGAGCGGCCTTCGCCATGGAAACGTCTTGTCGATTGTGCAGCGGTAGTCGCGTCCGACGTGATGATGTGTGGTGCTGGCAGCGGCATCAAAAAGGACGGGATGGAACTCGTTGTTCTCTTCGGCCCAATCGGGATGGCGCATTTTCGGCAACAGAAAGCTTCCGGCATTGGTGAGCCAGAGCGCGCCGGGCTGCGCCCATGGCGGCAAGGGGCATTCGTAGCCTTCGCCGCAATAGCTCATGCGGATCGGCTCACGCGGAGCGCATGCTTCGAACAGCACGGTCGGCAGATCGACGGCCATCGGCCTGCTGCATTGGCCTTCGGGATCGCGGACGACAGCCATTGCATGGCCGGATATCGCCGCGATCATGGCTCCGCCCATGGCGCAGGGCTCGATGAAGATGCTCCCGTCGAGGAATCGCAGCGGAGAAGTGCGGCGCGCGTAGTCCACGAAGGGCTCCATCGCCCAAACGATACCCGGATCGACCCAGGCAAGGCCCGCTTCCGGCCTTTTGTCTTTCGCGATGTCCGTCATCACCGTGCCTCCATCGCTGAGAACCGGGCGGTCGCCTGCTGGATCGCCATCTCGATCATCTCGACGCAGCCGGCCGATGGAAGGCGGTAGACCTCATGCGACACGAGCATCGCGGACAGGATCACGCTCTCGACGATGATCATCAGTTCGGAGTGGGACCTGGTTTCGTAAGCGACCGTCATTATGAATTCGAGCGCGAGACGGTCGTGGTTCTCGGAGGGCGTCATGGCCGCACCGCCCATGTGAGGCCGACATAGAGCGTCAGCAGCAGGATGCCGACCATGCAGCTGAGCAGCACGAGTTCGATCAGGCTGAACATCGGCAGGGCGGCGAGCGGCAGAAGCTCCGGCTCGTCGTCGAAGGCGTTCGATCCATCCGGCCATGGCTTGACGTGGATCGCCTCGCGAGGATCGAGAGTTTCGGGGCGGCGGTTGTCGTTGGTCATATCGCCAGCGCCATCAGCAGGAGGGCGCTGCCGGCGAGGCAGGCCATCAGGGAGATGAACGCCGCGGTGTCGTGGATAAGGTCGCGCATCGCCGGCGAGCCTCACGCGACCTGACGGACGGCGCGGGCGTTGGCGATGTCGCGGGCGCGGCGGGCGAAGGCTGCGATCTCGGCCCCGGTAAAACCCTCATTGGCGAGGGCATCCTCGTCGACGACCCGGCCCGTGGCGCGGATGTCGAGCATGATTGCGGCCATCCGCTCGACGGTGGCCGGCTTCCGGAAGGGATGTGACATGGAACTTGCTCCATCGCGGGATTGCGATGGGCGCATTCGTACAAGATGTACGATTTTAGGTCAAGTACGTTTTGTACGATTCCTATTGAAAGTCGTACTTTACATAAACGTTGATCCGAAGGTCGTACCCATATTCGGGGTGTGGTTCGATCGAGCAGAATTCGCCATACAGCCGATCTTCCCCATCTGTCTCCTGACCAACTTTCCATGCCATGCCCTTTGAGAGATAGCCCAGCAAGGCGGACTTTTTGCGCCCGTCTGGCTGAATCCACTTGCCAAGCACCTTGATGGCGTAGCTGTCGAAAGCGTTGCCCGGGTCACGCTGAAGCCGGATGCCGATGTGCTCTTCAAGCAGATCGAACGAGGCCGCCTCCATCGCTGCCTCGTAGAAGTCACGACAATTCTCAATGTGGTGCTGTACGCCCACGACAAGCGTGTCTTCGATCAATAGATCGAGATCGAGATAATCCATGATGCCCTCCCAAGCTTCCGCTTGGGAGTGTAAATCAACTCTACCTGGTGTCCATATTTACTAGAGGTCGGTGATAACTCTGCGAACCCGACCGAAGACGTACAGGTCATCTGCAATTGCAATCGACATGTGGTCTGGGTTTGTGGAGAAGGGTTGCATCATCTCGGGATTGCGCTTGTAGCGCTTGAAAGTCGCCGCGCCGCCACCCTGTTGGAACACATAGTACCTGCCGTCCAATAGTCTATCATCTGCGCGATTGACTATAATGGTCGATCCGTCCGGAGCGACCCGATTCATCGAATCGCCGTCCACACCAAGCGCTATCCAGTCTCCCGCCGGCAGGTCGGCCACCTGTACCCATCGCTCAATGTCGGCGGCTGTGACGCCTGGCTGCTCCCGAAGATTGCTTGCACTGACCCATGAAAGCACCGGGATACGATAGAGGCCAGGAAACTCCAAATCGCTCCTGTCGCCGTAGAGAATCCAACCGGCTTCGACGCCGAAATGCCGAGCGTATTTTTCGGCAGCCTTGCGAGATATGGTCCGATTGCCATTTTCATGGCTCGTCAGCGTGTTTTGATTGATGTCGCGGAAAGCGCGCGACGCATCGGCCGGATTCTTGAAGCCGGCCTTGGCTCTTGCTAATTGAAGCCGCTCTCTCGGTTGCTGTCTCATTCGTACATTTTGGCCGATTTCCATCGTCCAAGGTGTACGATGTTGGCTTGACCCGACGTCGTACGTACTGTACGAAATCGTCGTCATGACAGAACCATGCTCCATAACTGACCTCATTGACGCGTGGCCGACAATCGTCGAGTTCGCTGCTGATGTTGGCTGCGGTTACGAGGCGGCGCGGCAGATGCGTCGCCGCGGAAAGATCGCTCCGGAGCACTGGCAGGCTGTTATCCACGCGGCTGAACGCCGTGGAATTACCGGCGTGACATACGCGTGGCTCGCGCACCGAAGATCATCGTCTTCAGCAGGAGCCGCCGCATGAGCATCCGCGCCGCTTCCCGTTTCCAGCATTCCGCGCCGCGCGCCGCGCTGGCGCATCGTCTTTTCCCCGAAGTCCCTGCTGCCGCAACGATCCCCTGCGGGCGTGACACGGCCGGCGGCGACACCTCCTCCCCGCCGCCGGCCACCTTTGACGTCACGCTGTCGGCAGATCTGCTGCTGACGCTGCGCATGGCCGCGGCGGCCGAACAGATCGGCGTCGGCGAGGCGCTGCGCCGGGCCATCGCCTGCTATGCGGACGGCCTCGGCCTGCAGGTGCTGGCCTCGGCGCTCGACCTCGATCCGGAACTGGCGATGGAATTCCGCCAGCGCGCCGGGCTCAGCCGTTTCAAGGGAGCAAGTCCCTGATGTCTCGTTTTCCATGCGGTCCCCCGTGAGGTTCTGACCGCCAGACACTGACTCTGATTGACCTGCCCGGCACGGAATCTTTTCGCCAAAAGATTTCCTTGACGGGCGTAGCCTTGCCCGGAGACCGCGCCATGGCGCTCGAACCGAAACTGCGCCTCGTCGACGAAGACGAGATCACCCGGATCAAGAACCGCACCAAACAGCTGATCAAGCTGGCGGGCGGGCCGGAGCTTTTCCAGCACTCGGCCGGCGTGCCGAAGGACATGCTGTCGAAATACGGCTCGTCGTCGGAGCCGCACGTCATCCGCGCCGACGTCGCGCTGGCGCTCGACCGGCAGCTGGAAGCGCCGATGATGCTGGCGTTCCTCGCCGAGATGCAGGGATATCGCCTTGTGCCGATCGAAGCCGGTGGCGGTGGCGGGAACAAGGTGACGATCTCCGATGTCGCTGACCTGCAGCGGGCGGACAGCGACGTGGCGACGACCCTGCTGGAATCGATGGCCGACGGCATCATCGACATCGCCGAGCGACGCGCGACGCGCGCCGCCATCGACCGGAAGATACAGCGGCTGAAGGCCGTCGACCGCAAGCTGGCACGGGGCGGATGATGGCGGACCATCCTTCCTCCCGGTACTCCGACGACGAACGCATCGCCATCGAGGGCTGGCTCCTCGACGGATTCTCCGCCAGCCGGATCGCACAGGAGTTCATCCGGAAATTCCAGCGCTACGTGTCGCGCAACGCCATCATCGGCGTGATCCATCGCGATCCGGCGCTGATGAAGATCGGGCTGGCCGGGAAGGGCCGTCCAGTCGCCGGCTCGACGAAAGGCGGGCGCGGCAAGGTGCAGAAGGTGGTCGCGGCGCGGTCGCGCAAAGCGTCTGCGCCGAAGGCTCGGGATTCGAAGCCGAAGGCATCGCCGATTCCGTTGAAGGCGCCTTCGCCGCCGGAGCCGAAGCCCTTCGTGAACTTCGCGGCCTATGACGCCGGCTCGCGCCGGCTGCCGCTGGTCGATCTCGGCCGGCATGACTGTCGTTTCGCCGTCAACGACGCCGCGCCGGGCGAGGAGCACTTGTTCTGCGGTCAACCCGTCGCACCAGACTCTCCCTATTGCCCACACCATTCCACGCGCGCGTTCAACGGCTTCGTCTCGGAGGCGATGCGGCGCGGCAACATCTTCCGGCAGCGGAGGATCGCATGACCCTCAGGCTTCAGGAAAACATGCAGATCGGCATCCGCGTCACGGCGCGGACGCATGCCGCGCTGGCGAAGCGGGCGACGGAGATGGGCATCTCGACAACGGGCTACGCCAAGCTGCTGTTCGAAGCGGGCTTTGCCGCGAGGGTCGGGCAGGAGAGAGCCGAGTCTCCGGCCGACGCCGAGCTGGACGAACAGGTCCGGCTCGTCTTCGCGCTCGCCGGGCAGGCGGATACCGCCGCGATCAGCAAGGCGACCGGCGTGCCGGAACCACGCGTCGTGCGCATCCTCGACGCATGGAGGCGGGCGTCGGCTGGCCGCGCGCCCTGCGCCGCGGCCGCGCCGGCGTCGACGACTGGTGCACAAAGCCCGCCGTCCGGCGGGCGTCCGGACTTTCCGGCCGCGCTGATCGGGAAACTGTGGGCGGAGGGACTGACGGCGAAGGCCATCGCCGCCCGCATCGGCAAGCCGGTCAGCTCGCTCGAAATGTGGATGACCAACCACCGCGACATCTGCCCGAAACGGAGGAATGCATGAGCCTCGAACAGGATACGGCCGAGATCGCCCTCGATCCGGGTGATCTGGATGTGGCAGACGAAGCCGTCCGCCCCGAAAAACTCTCCGGCAGATGGGCGCGGGTCAACACGCGACAGAACCTTGACGCGCTGCACGCCCGGCTGACCGATGGCCGGCTGCAATGGGAAGCCGAGATCGCGGCGGCGCGGACGGACTGCGCCAGGGCGGTCCGAGCAGCGGAAGCGGATCGCGACCTGCGCATCGCCGCCGCGCGTGAGGAACTGCGCGAGATCGATGAGGTGAGCACGGCGATCGATCCTTGCCGCCGCCGGCTGGCGGAGGCGCAGAACTGATGCTGTCGCGCCGCGCTCGCTGGAGTCTCCACCATCCTCAAACCGAAAGGACCGCACCATGCGCCTCCTGCGCACCTTCCGTGAAATGCTCGGCCTGCTATCGCGCGGGGATTTCTCCCGCAAGCTCGACGAGGAAATGGAAAATCTGATCGCCACGCTGGAAGCCGCGCCCGGCGACAGCGTCAAGGCCGAGATGACGGTGAAAATTGTCTTCAAATATGAGCTTGGCCGCCTCGACATCGATCCGACCTACAAGGTGAAGCTGCCGGAGACGGCCCGCTTCATGAAGACGCCGTTCTGGACGATCGACGGGCAGCTCTCGGTCGAGCATCCCAGCCAGATCGACATGTTCTCGACCCGCTCCGTCCCGTCTCGCGACACGGACGATGGCGAGCGCGAGACCGCCTGACTTCATCCCTCCCTCAAGCTGAAAGGAGATCGCTATGGGCGATCAGCCGAAAGTGCCTCTCGACTCCCATGCCATCGAACTCGTGAAGAACCTCGCCGTCGCCGCCGCCGAGCCGGAGATGTTTTTCATCGACGCATCCGGTCTCGGCGCCGGCCTGCCGGCCAACGTGCCTGTCTCCTTCGACCGAGCGACGAACACGTTCAAGTCGGTCAGGCCGCTGATCGAGGAATACCGCGTCGATCCGCCGCGCCGCCGCGGCACGGCGCAGGTCGACACGCTCAAAAGCTTCATCGAGCTGATCGACCGTCACAAGGATGTCGACAGCGTCATCTTCGGAAAGACGTCGTGGCCGTCGCCGAAGCTGACCGCCGTGCTCAACTACGACCGCGAGGGCGTGGCCGCGCGCAAGGGCGACCATCGCATCGAATACGCCTTCCCGCTGACGGAAGAGTTCACCGCCTGGGTGAACGGCAACGCCAAGCCGATGAAGCAGGACGAGTTCGCGGCCTTCCTTGAGGAGCATTCCGCCGAGCTGGCCGCGCCGGGCGACGGCGAGCGCAGCGAGTACGAGCGGCTGTTCAAGGAACGGATGGCGACGCCGTCGGAGGTCGTCCAGCTCTCCCGGCATCTGGAGGTGTTCGTCAACGCCAAGGCGAAGCAGGGCGTCCGCCTGCAGACGGGCGAGCGGCAGATCGAGTTCGCCGAGGAACATCTCAACGCCAATGGCGAGAAGGTGGTCATCCCCGGCGTGTTCATGGTGTCGGTGCCGGCCTTCGTCGACGGCGACGCCGTGCGGATTCCGGCGCGGCTGCGCTACCGCATCGCGGGCGGCAGCATTGTGTGGTTCTACCAGCTCTATCGCTGGGAGTTCTACCTGCGCGAGCAGGTCGGCCACGACCTGAAGGAAGCCGCCGACAAGACCGAGCTGCCGTCCTTCGAAGGCTCGCCGGAGGCGTGATGCAAGCCCTCGCCGCCCGCGCCGTCTCGCGTCTGCCGTCGCTTGTCAAACAGGCGGCGGCAGCGCTTGCGCGCGCGGAGACGGCGGCGGAAGTGCTGGCGGCCAGCGAGGCGGCCGACGCCGTCTATGCAGAGGCGAAGCGGCAGGCGCGTCTTGCCCGCGCGAAGGACGCGCATGACGAGCTTGTCGCCGCCGCGCACCGCGCGCAGGCCGACGCGCTGGAAATCGAAAGCCTCGCCAAGCGCCGGCTGGCCGACGAATACGACGCCGCGCAGAAGCGCGGCGAGGTGGCGAAGCGCGGGGGCGAACGTTCCGGCCGGGAACATTCGCCTGCCGTGCCGTCCACGGCCGACCTCGGCCTGACCAGAAAGCAGGTTTTCAACGCCCGCCAGATCCGAGACGCGGTCGCGTCCGATCCGGGCATTGTTCGCCGCGTGCTCGACGACATGCTGGCGAACGGCGACGAGCCGACGCGCGCGGCCGTGAAACGCGTCGTTCTCGATCCTCGTCGCGCCAATCTGCGCGCCGCCGTCGGCACCGCGACCGCGACGAAGGAAGAGCGCGGCCACAATCTCTACGAGACGCCGCCGGAGGCGATGCGCGTGCTTCTGGCATGGATGCGCTTCGCGCCGAACGTCTGGGAGCCGGCCTGCGGCAGGGGCGCGATCTCGCGCGAGATGGAAGCTGCGGGCTACGACGTCTCGCTCTCCGATCTGGTCGACTACGGCACGGCGACGAAGCACGGCGAGTGCCAGGACGTGCAGGATTTTCTTGCGACCGAGGCGCGGCCGGATCGGCCCGACATCGTTACCAATCCGCCCTATGGCGGCACGCTCAACGCCTTCGTCGCGCATGCGCTGCGTGTGCATCGCCCCCGAAAAATGGCGCTGCTGCTCAACCTCAATTTCCTCTGCGGCTTCGACGATCCCGATCGCCGCTTCGCCATGGACGAGCATCCGCCCTGCCGCGTGATCGTGTTCACGCGCCGCCTGCCGATGATGCACCGCGACGGATGGGACGGGCCGGAGGCCTCCAGCCGGATGAACTGCGCGTGGTTCGTGTGGGAACTGGACGAGGCGACCGACGGCTACGATGCCGGCGGCAAGCGCGACACGCTGCTGCTGCGCGTCGACTGGAAGACATTCGAG